CAAAAATAGAATGGACAGGATTATGTCTAAGGAGCCAGAGACAATCGAATGGATAAATTCTTTTGAAAAGGACAGTGTGTTCTTTGATGTAGGTGCCAACATAGGTATATACACGCTGTACAGTGCCGTGGTGCGTGAAAACACTGTTTATTCTTTCGAACCACATTCTGCAAGTTACAAAAATTTATTAGACAGCATCAATTTGAATAAACTCGAAAAGTGTCAGGCATACTGTATTGCATTGAGTAATCAAATATCATTAAGCACTATCAGTGTTAAAAATATGCACGAAGGTGTGGCTGATAACAGGGTAGGACAGCGTGGCGACTATTATCATGGATGTACAGAAATGCATTTGGACTATTTGGTAGGCAAAGGTGTATTGCCGCAACCAAACTATATTAAGATAGATGTTGATGGTTTCGAAGATAAAGTTATCAAGGGCTCTCTTGCAACACTGCAGAAATGTAAAAGTTTTTTAATTGAGATTGACAACAAACACATAAGTTATGTACAAAAACTCAAAGATCTAGGACTAACATTAAAGTCACAACACAAACGTAACGAAGAAGAATTTAACTATATTTTTGCTAATGACTAAAAATTTAATTGTTCAGTTTTTCGTATCGGTGGAAAAATATTCAGATCCAACATACAATCAGATAGGGATCAACGAAGAACTTTACAAGTACAGCACAATATCTGTTAAGCAGTATGCAAAAAGGATTGGTGTTGATTACAAATTAATTACTGAACCAAAAATAAACTGGGTACATCCAACATTTGAGAGATTCGATCTTTTCTTCAACGACGAATGGTGGAAACAGTATGACAATATACTATATCTTGATACTGACGTGATTGCATGGCCTACTGCACCAAATGTGTTTGAAGAGTATCCATCAACACATTCATTCAAACCTGTGTTTGATAGAATCGCGAGGAAGAACACGTTAGAGTATCATAGACAGAGAGCAAACGGAACTTGTTTAGAAAAGTTTGATGCAAGTGTCCTAAAGGCAAACAGATTTAATGCAGGTGTTTTTATGCTGAACAAACACTGTGTAGACATGATGAGACCTTTCCTTGATTACAAAAATATCAAAGGTGATGACAACGAACAATTAATATACGCCATGCTTGAGTCAGAGGTTGAAGTTGATAAAATGGATTGGAAATATAACAAGAAAAACGGAACTAACTGTTACTTTGGACATGCGGCAGGCCAACAGAAATTCCGTACAAAATACGATATGTTAGAAAAAGCAAAAGAAATTTTTGATCATTCGCTGTAGAAACATTTATTCTCCCTATATTTCATAATAAAAAGATTAAAGGTAATGCGGTTTGTATTTTGATTGCTTTCGTAACTGTGCCATGTTTTATTCTGTGCACCACAAAATACAAAGGTTGAGTTTGGCTTCCATTCTGCTTCTTTTACAAAAGCATCTTCGTGCTGTTGTGTATACATTTTAGTACCGATGTTTCGTTTTGGAGAAATGTATGTAACAGAACTCCAGGTCTTCTCCAATCCTTCTTGATGTATGTAGAACTTGTAGGGCAATGGCGGAGTGATGCTGATATGGGCATTGATTCCTAGTCTACTGTATTGTCTGTGTGTAGGATACATTCCATGTAATTCTTTTAGATTTTGAAAGATGTTTTGGCATACATCCAATGTCTCATCGTAAAAATCTATACCGTAGTCTCTATATTCTGTTGGGTGTATGTGTATTAACTTATCTGTCTTGATGTGTGATAATTTCGATAGGCTTACATCGGTTAGTTTTTTAAAAGTTTCATCGTCAAACGTATCGTGCAGGATCTGATGGGGCCATGGATCCAGTAAAGCCTTGGTCTCTAGGCATTTATCTATAAAGCGTTTTCCTTGACTCATTCTATTTCCTCTACCGGCACAGTGCAAAGTTTTTCTAGTATTACACCTCCGTTTACATTTATATAGTTGGTGCTGTTCCATTGATCACATAAGACTTGGTACCAACCCCATTCCATTCCAATAAGTTTTTTATCTTCATACAATTTGTTTGCGTTGCTACATTTGTCTCGTGGATGGAAAATCATATTGTCCCAAATATTATAATGACATCTCGGTCTGCTTTTGTGTTTGTATTCTTCAATGTCAGACAACGGTTTTGGCAATTTCCAACTTTTTTTTTCGCTTGCAAAATTTCCAAACCCGATTACTGTTCCTTGCTCGGCTAGTTTAATGTATTTTGAAAAATCCACTTCAGATGAAACTATTGTATCATACCTTAATCTTATTATTGTCTTGTATTGAGGTGGGATAGATTCAACCAAAGCACAGTGTCCTAATATTTGTGTGGCACTTGTCCGTGTTTGTTTCTCTCGATATAAACGTTTTATTTTTCCGTTCTCTTTTACTAAATTAAGAAACATGTTGCAAGGGGGCGGTGTAACATCTAGCATTGGGTGATAGTCAAAGATTGGTTCGTTAAATGTGTAAAGGGGCTCAACATCTGGTAGTGCTCTGTCATTCCAGGTATGAAAAAATATGGGATAAGGAAATATTGATTTTATTCTATCAATGATAATTTTGTAATTTTTATCTATAATACCGGATACACAGACAGCAATCATTATGCACTAAAAAGATTTATTAATTCTTTTTTCCAGTCATCGCCATACTCACAATCTCGGTAACCATCAAACCATGGCCCGCCTTCTGTGTAGTGTAATACTTTTGGTGTGCCGTCTCTGGGTTCTTTGTACCAACCCACTAGCCAATTGTATTCTAAAGGCAATGATCCTATTTCGTTATCATCTAACCAACTGAATCTGTGTAAGAACTTTGGTGATTCTTCATTTAGTAAGTCTGGTGTCAGTATTTTGTTTTTTGGATGTTCACAGTTCCACAAAACCATGCTTGACCAGTTCTTCCTGGGATATGATGTTTGAACCTGTCCATCCATTTTTGTTGTCTCTTTTGGAGTGTAGTCATGTTGTACAACGACAACTGCTTTTGAGTCGTCACAGTATTTCACAAGTTCGTGACTTGGTATCTTCCACAAGAAGTCGCAATCACAGAACACTGCCCAACCTTTAAAGTCATTCATGTATGGCACGAAGAATCTAGTGAATGTGAACTCTGTTGATGCCAACTTGTCCACTGGCCTGGTGTAAAGTCCTTGATCTCGCATCTGTTTTTGCTTGAGGGGGATAACTTCTGCTGATGGATCTCTACGCTTGATACTATGCTCACACACTTGGTATGCTATATCTTCTCTGCTGTCATGTCCTACGTAAATTTTCATTTTCTTCCTGATACTATTTGGTGTATGTCTTTCCAATTACTTACACGTATAACATCAGGATGATTAAAGTCTTGATTGAATGGATGGTCTATTAATATAGGCTTTAAACCGTATTTGAGCCCCAGTACAGCGTTGTCTGGCTTGTCCTCGACCCAATATAGTCCAGTATCATGAAACTCCGCTAATGCACTGTTTTTGTCTGCTCCAGTGCCCAGTATGTGGTAATTTGTGAATATATGTTCGCCAAATAGTTCTCCTAATCTTTTCTTACGCAACTCCTGTCCCGGAACGTCTGATGTTTGAGATGTTATGGGAATAAAGGTCCAACCTTCAGCGGCCATCAGTTTGACCCATGTTTGTGATTCCAACATTGGTCTCTGTGTGCCCATCCAAGCACTCCTGTTGAACTCTCTTATCTCTTGTTTGATTAGATCCTTACTTACACCATATCTAGTGGCCATATCGTATTCCTCATACATATCTGGCAACTGTTTGTATGGATAATACCTCACACCTTTTTTGTTAAAATATGATCTCAATGACATCCACTTTGTGAAATGGTGTTCCCATTCCAACAGCACACCGTCTACATCTGTCAGTATTATTCTATTTGATATCTGCATCTTCCATTCCTGCTACCCTCAGTTTAACAATGTTTGTGATCTGCCATTGCTTCTGATCTAGTCCCTTGGTGATGCCTAACCATTGATTACGTATTAATGCAAAATCATTAATGATCTTGTCCATGTCGACTACATCGTCTTCGCCGTCCACATACTTCTCTGCGTCTCTGCTTGACAATGCTCTGTTGTAATTTTCTAGATATTTTCTGAAAGTTTTAGATCTTAGTCTACGTAATTCTATGTTTAGGTATTCTAGTATTGCTTCTAATTGTTGTAGTTGACTGAATCTTTCCTCTACTATGCCTGGTAATGAGGCACTGGCCCTCTCTAGGTTACCGTATATCTTGCACTGCTTTTTTGCTTCAAGTAGTTCTTTGTCAAAGTATGCTACACAATCTGGTATTTTATCTAGATTTCTGCTTACTTCGTTGTACCAATTAATCATCTTCACCGTATCCGTCTGACTCTTCGTCTTCCTCGAACACAGTAGCAACGGCTTCTTCTAATTTTGGATCGAGCTCCGCAGATCCTTTCAGTACGTCATGCTCCACACCAATGTCCTCTAGGCTTTTAATGAAGTCTATGGCACAATCCAGTTTCTGTCTTTCAGGAACGTAGTGTGTTATGGAGTTCCATAGCCTTTCGATGTCCTCGTGTGTAAAGTCTATCATTACTCTTCTTTTTTACTCTTTGCTTTTGTTTTTGTTTCTACTTCGATAGGGGCATCGGTATCCTCCATTTCGGTGGGTACCTCTTCTTTGAATTCTGCCATTATCATATCTAATTTATCGCCAACCCATGCTTTCCTGAAGTCTATGTGTTCTTTACCCGCTTTATCAACATACTTCAGTCTATTTCCTGTTTGAACTAATAAACCTTTTTTCTCAAACAAGTCTACAAGACCACTGTACGGATTCATTCCCGTTTCATATGGAATCTTAACCTGTACACCTTCAAACGGTTTAGCATATCTAGTTTTCATAACTTTACAAGCGGCTCTAATACCTCTTACATCTGAAACTTTGTTACCTGCTTCGTCTTCTTTAAGTTTAAGTTTTTTCATTGCAACCACAATACTTGATGCATAGATAAACCCTTGTCCGCCCGATATCTTGTCATCTGGATCAAACATATCCTGTGATGCGTATGTGTGATTGGTTGCTATAAGTCCTACATTCCAACTTCCGAACATGTTCACACAGTTTCTCACAAGTGCTGTCAAGGCTTTAGGCTTTCTACCCAAGTCACCTTTCATGTCACCTGCTTCAAACTGATTTACATCTGTTGGTGTAAGCATCATACCCAGACTGTCTATAACAAATAGTACTTTAGGTGCACCTTCTTTGTTGTCTGCATGTTGCTCTTTGTAACCTTTCATGAATTCTGAAACGGTCTTCGCAACATCATCAACCATCGACATGCTTAATTTTAAGAGTTTGTCTTCTGATGTGTCCACTTTCAATGCCTGTAACCATTTTTCATCAAGTGCATTCTCTGTATCAATCAGTATAACAAATATACCTTGTTCCTGTGCATTCTTGATTATGTTTCCTGATGCTATGTAACTCTTTCCCGCTCCTGATTCTCCTGCAAGTACTGTAACCTTACCTAATGGAATTCCTTTGTTGAAATCGCTGGTCATCAAGTAGTTCAATGCGTAATTTCCTGTGCTGATCCAATCTGTAGGATCGCTGAACCCTATACCTAATCCTTGTATTGATTTCGTAATACTCTTTCTAAATTTTGTTGCGTCAAATACTTTTGTCATTTTATTTCCCTTATAGAACTATCCAAAGAATAATTGCCACAATTAACATCCACGCAGGTATTTGTTTGTACAATATCCATTCAACAGCCTTTTGTATTTTCTTTTTCATAATATAATTTTACTACACAAGGCCTCAATAGTCAATATCAAGGCCTTGGTAAATGTCAGATTATTTTGCTTGTCTTGATCTAATCAATTTCAAGATGTCTTCCGCTCTCTTGGCACTGTCGCCCGCCGGAGCCGCCGTTGCCGGAGCCGCCTCGGGTTGTGGTGCTGGTGCAGTTGCAGTTACAGGTGCCGCAGTTACTGGTGCCGCTTCTGTTACTGGTGTTGCCGCTGGAGCCGATGCTGTTGGTACTGCTACCTGTGGTTTACCTTGGTAAGCCACGCCCGCTGGTCTGAAGTACTGTCCATACTGCTCAAGATCATAAGCCTCACCTTCCACAGATTTCGCAAATAGTTCTGCGATTATTTTTACCTCTGCTTCTGTTGGCTCTTTTGGTCTGAAGTCACCTAGGTTATGTAAACCATGTGTTTCGATTGCGGCTCTCTCTGCCTCATCTAATGCACGTTCTCTTCTTGACCATTTTGATGTTGAGTAGTCAGCATAACCACCTTTTGTTGTTTTAGTGATCCTGAAGTCAACACCTTTCACATAATCAGTTGGCATTTCTTCCATCTCTGGATCCATCAATGCTCCTCTGATAATGTTGAAAATCTGAGGTCCAATTATAAATCTTCTGATTGGATTCTCAGGAGTTGAGTCCTCTGCTAACGGATTTGTTGTCACAAAACCTTGGAAAATGTAACTTTTCTTCTTCCAATATTTTCTGCCCATGTCTTCCATGCTTTTGTCTTTGAACCATGGTCTAACTTCTGTTAGTACTGGACAAGTTTTGCCATACATTTCCATGCAAGGTACTTGCACTGTAACTGGTCTAGAATCAGTCTGACCTTTTATACCTG